TGACCTCCTCCTGTGGCGAACTCTTGGGAGTCGGACTCCGGATCCTGGGACAAGCAAATCTTTCGATTTGTGTGAATGGGTTGCTACCTCAGCTAAGCGATACAACTTTGTAGCTGAATTGCTCAGCCTCCAGATCTACTTTATGCAGAGATCAACCTGCGGGCAAGTACCTAGCCCAAAACGTAGATCGATATACGTTTATACCCCGCTGTACCCGGCAGTAAATCAACCGGGATCCCCTCGTCAGTGAACTCACGTTCACTTTTCTCGGGGTTCAGCGCACTGTCCTCTCCTACGTCGCTAACGTAGATACTATAGAGGGGCAGTATTCGGTCACCAGGCCTAGGGAGCGAGAATTTCCGCTTTTTCCAGGTGTAGGTGTCGAAGAGGTATCCTCCCCAACCACGTCGCCGGACCTTGCGGGTCCGGTACATGTGGTCTTCGGGGTTCATCAGGTGCAGGTGTCCGTCTCCATAGCCTTGTGGGCCATACAGACGAACGTGCTCAGATATCCAACTTTCCACTTCCTCCGCGAAGTCCAGGTGAAACCTGGCAACGTATTGGTTGTGTAATCGGAAAACATCCGAGCACTTTAACTTGTCCTTGATGAAAAACGGACGTACATCAAAGCCCGAAAAATAGTCCCCACCGCAAGACTCTCGGAACGCCCCAGTCCAAAAGGATTTCTCCATGTTTACGGAGAACCCAGCAGATCGGAGCACCAGCAGAGCTTTTGGGACGGCTTCCGTAGGAATGATGATATCATCCCCATAGACGCTCGTTATGCTAGAGCAGCCGGGCAGGCTCGACACTAAGGCCCAGAAAATCAGGGTCTCAAGTGCAAAGGTAAACCCGTTTCCCATTGAAGAGAACTTTTCCAGCGGGAAGCCCTCACCCTCATATTCGCACATACTAGTGCGCAAACACGAAAGGAGGTCATACCAGTCAGTCGGCAGTAAATGCCGTACTAGTTCGACAGAAATACTGTCACTGGCACTACTTAGGTCCAGCGTTGCTAAGGCGCCGGTTAATGATGCAATCTGAGCCAGGTTTTTGTTTTTCGCCTGATCAGTTACATCAACCCCTTGCCGTTTCAAACGCGCCGCCATGAGGCGACCGACCCCTAACTGAAAGAAGCTATTCAGCCAAGGTTCGATCATCACTGTGCGATCGGTCTTCCACGATTTCGGGACGGTG